TACACTCCGCATTTTGTACGGGTTCTTCGTGTTTAGAGTCGATGAGATGATTCAAAGTTCCGGATTTAGGATCGTAAGTTATAATAAAAATGAAAGCTAGTAAAAAAACTAATTGCCAGAACATTTATAATAAGTGGCTAAATTAAATTAGTTCGAGTACATCAACCCACCCATACCGTTTTCGACACGGAGGATGTTGTAGTTAATACCGTAGAGGTCTTCTGTAAAGGGCAAATTGTCAGAAACGAGTCTCGCGGAATCGAGTCTACTGAAATTGAGCGAACCCGTTGGTCGTTGTATCGAGACAGAATGGAACCAACAAGGTACCAGCGTCAACCGTGGACGATTGAGTATGGTAGTAGATTGGAGCCGTGGAAAAATGTGGTTCGTAATTTTGGGCGTCTGTAACATCTGTACCATTGATTTGGAGTTTGAGTTTGGTAAGGTTAGTGGTAACACCGTCAAAGTTGGTTGATTTTGTTGCAATCAAATACTTCATTGGGTGGTTAAAGTTAAGTTCTTGGATTTTACCATTGGATGCAATGGCCTTTTGTGTTTGTGTGACGATCATGTTTTGTGGCGTAGATGACAAGTTTGTACGTTCATCCGTGTCGAGGTGGATGAATTGGGCGTACACTTCCAGTCCTTCTGATGTAGATTCCAATGTTCCCCACGTAATTCTCAATTCAACATCGTGGTATTGGAGCGCGACCAATGGGAGCGCGGATTGGGCGTTTTCGCAAAACGAAAACCTGAGTGGGTAAAACTTATCGCCGCCGGCCCCGAGTGACCACGTCGATTTCGAATACGATTGATTCATAGCAACTGGTGCGAGAGTATTAATAAAAGCACCATCTTGTGTGTCGATGACTTGACCACCGATCAAAAGTTCAACCTTGGAAACTTCCGCGGTCCAATTCGTAAGATCACCTTTTCTATTGG